GGGAATTCTGACTTTCGCCTCGGATGCTCTAAAGCTTGTCTATGGTGACATTCACGAGCAGCTCCGAGACAAAACCCCAGCACTAGACTTTATCGAGTCCAGTGCCGCACACCTTACCCAGAACGGTAAGGAAGCTCGATTCGACACCCACATTGGTCGTAATCAGGGTATTGGTGCTCGCGATGTTCGCGAAACCTTGCCTTCAGCTGGCGCACAGAAGTATAAGCAGGCAAGCCTATACCTCAAGAACCTTTACGGTGCTATTGAGGTTGATGGTCAGCTCTTTGAGCAGGCTGCTGACAACTACAATGCGTTCATCAATGTTGTAGACGCTGAAATCAAGGGCTTGAAGAAGGACCTTGCTCGCGACTTCAACCGCCAGATCTACGGAGACGGCACTGGAACCATTTCGACTGTTGTTGCTGGAACCCTTACCGGAACCACCATCACCTTCGATCAGGTAACTTGGGCTGATGTAGACATGACCGTCTCCTTCATCCGCGCTGGTGCAGTTGTTGGTTCGCAGGTAACTATCGTTTCGATCAACGAGACTGCAAAGACCATCACCTTCTCGGCTTCGGTAACTGTTCTAGTTGGCGACATCCTAGTTCGTTCCTCGAACGGCACGACTTCCTACAACAAGGAAATCACTGGTCTTGGAAAGATCGTTGCTGCTAGCGGTTCGCTACATGGCATTGACCCTGCAAGCACTCCAGTATGGTCTTCCTATGTAACCGCACTTGGAACCCCTCCAACTCTTGCTACCCTAACCGAGCTTGACTTGATCAACTTGGTTCAGAAGGTAGACAAGCAGGGTGGCGAGGTTGATGTGTTCCTAGCATCGCCGGGTGTTTACAACGCTTACTGGAACTTGCTTCAGGGCATGCGCCAGTTCACCAATGGCGCAGGTCTAACTGGTGGTCAGCGTTCGTTCACCTTCGAAGCTCTGGGCAAGCCAATCAAGTTCGTTTCGGACTACGCAGCTCCAAGCAACACCCTTTATGCTCTATCGAGCAGCGAGCTTGTGCTAAACCGCAAGCGCGACTGGGCTTGGATGGACCGCGATGGTTCGATGTGGAACCGCGTTGGCGAAACCGATGCGTATCAGGCTCGCCTGTTCCAGTATTCGGAACTTGGCACCTACCGCCGCAACGCTCACGCTAAGCTAACCAACATCAAGGAACTATAAGCCTTAGCGTAAAAAACTCCGCCGGATCCCAGCCGTCTCATGGGATCCGGCGGTTTTTTATTAGAATAGATACATGACCGAATACTTAGACTTTTCTCGCATAGGCGGACTCTACCGCGATGACCACCGCCGAATCGCACAGGTAATCCAAGATGTTTTCCCAAATGTGCATCTAGTTCGTATGGACTCAGGTATGGAAGGCTTCAACCCAGAACGCCCTTATGGTCTTTATGACAGACCACAGCGCCTAGACCTACCGCACTACCTAATCCGCACAGTTGCTGAATCAGAGATCGATCATCGCTTAGTTGCTGAGCTCTTGCGAAACAACATGCACGACCCAAACTCGGAAGTTAGTAAGATACAATTACTTGAGATGTCTTATGCGCTAACCGAGGCGAAGCGTGAAGAAGAAGTCTTAGCGGAAAAGAAAGACATGATGAAAAGCGCTATGGCTTCAAAGAAGCATACATGGACCCATAACGGGCAGACGCTAAGGAAGTAAGATGCCAGCAGAAGAATTCACTCATACTGGAACAGATGTTGCAGACCGCATTCGTGCACAGTTCGGTGATACTTCTGGAGCGCAGGTAGCCGATGCTGCAATCATTCGCTGGATCAATGATGGTCAGCGAGAGATCGTAAATAGCAACCCCATTCTTCGAGCAACAAAAATCACCGACTATGTTGCCAATCAGCAGGACTACTCGTTCCCTACTGACAAGGTTCTAGTCATTGAAGCTATCTACATCAATGGCTACCCAATCACTGCGATTAGTCCACAAGAAGCTCGCGAATACATCAAGACTAAAGACCCACTAGGCATCGTAAAGTCAGCAACCCCAGATGTCTGGTGGGAGCGCGCCGGAGTAATCAGCTTCTACCCAATCTCAGATACTACTTCTACCAATGGCTTGAAGCTTGAATACATCAAGGTTCCAACATCAATCACTGCTTTTGCAGATATTTTGTCTATCCCAGACCGCTACTTCAACGAGCTAGTGAACTATGTGACAGCACAGGCGCTTGAGCTAGATGAAAACTACTCAGCTGCAGCAGTCAAAACTCGCCAGTTCCGCGATGGTCTAGACCGACTTAGCCAGAAAGATGCAGTCTCGAACTCTGATTCCTATGTCAGCATCATGCCTGATCCACAGGACTTCTAATGTCTGATGTTATTCGACAACGGAGCGTATCTCTCAAGCAATTCAGTGGTGGTCTAAACAACTACTGGGATCAATCATCCATCGCAGATAATGAGCTTTCAATGCTCATCAACATGGAGCTCACTACTACTGGCGCACTTACTTCTCGCCCACCAATCTGGGTTGAGAAGAACGGCAGCACCCCAATAGTTACCCCTGTAGCTGGACAATCTATGGATATCATCGGCACTTATACAACCGCTGCCGGAGATCGCTATCTAGTTGTAGTAACTACTGCAAAAACTTGGATTTACAACCTAGTAACCAAAGCTTTTACGCAGGTTGCTACCTTTCGCGCATCAGACTGCACGCAATACGACAACAAACTTGTTCTCTGCAGCACAATTCAACGCGGAGGCTACTGGGAAGCTGGTGTTTGGACTGCTTCAACTACTATGCCCTTCCTTGGTGGCATCGAGTTGTTCCAAAACCGCTTGTTTGGCTATGGCGTTCAGGGAACTGGCACAGCAAATACGCTTTACTGGTCTGACATCACTACTTTTGGTCCGTCTGGTCAGCTAACTTCCATCTGGAGTTGGACTGATGGCACTGGAAACTATTTCTATGTAGAAATTGGCACTGGTGACGGTCAATGGATCACCGCAATGGAGCAGGGTTACAACGATGTTGTCTTGTTCCGCAACAAATCTACCTACCGATACTCCTATGGCGATGACCCTGCGTTTGGAACGATGCAGGCAATGCAGCAAGACATCGGAGCTGAGAGTAAACGCTCAGTAGTGAAGTTTGAAAACGCCCACTTTGTTTTCACTGGTGGCATTCTCTACAAGTATCAGAACTGGCTTTACTATCCATTGAATGCTCAGCGCGTGAAGATGGAGACCTACGGCTCATTCACTAGCCGATTCCAGCATGCAGTAAGCATTGTTGGGCGTAGATGCTTTGTTTGGCACAATGGTGCTACCTACTCTTATAACCTAGACACTGAAACTTGGTCAGAGTGGGAGACAACTACTAACGCTGCCTACTTTGTTGAAGCTCCACGCAAGTCTGAGGAGACTGAGGAGACTCGCTACTACGGTATCTCCGGCAACGCAGCTGTTGTGCCGGGCGCATCGGACTTCGCTTTGTGGCGCATCGAGGATAAAGCAGTAAGCACTAATGGTTCTGAGAGCTTCAAGTGCACTATTCAAAGCAAGATCTATGACTTTGACAGCCCAGTCGAATGGAAAAGGTTGTTCTTCTGGGGCGCAGATGTTCAATCTGCTCTACCAATCAAGGCAATTGTTTACCCAGTATCGCTGCCAGCTACTCAGCCAGTTGTAACTTGGGATGAAATTTCCAAAGATTACTCACTTGAAACAAACTTCTACACTTGGGATCAGCTTTCAAAAGATAGCCCAGTAGATCCAGTTTTTGGAACTTGGGATTTCTTGAAAGCTCCATCAGGCGGTATTGGAACTGTTGTAGAACTAGGCACAACCACCTATCCTTTGCGAACTGAAGTGAAGCTAAACCAAGGGCTACGCTTCCGCCGCATCTACTTTGAGCTATACTTGGACTGTGACGGAACGGCTGCCACATCACCAGTTCAGCTCTTTAGCATCATCCCAATGATCAGTGCTAAAGCCAAGGTTTCCAAGGGAGCAAACTAATGGCAGTTCAGAGAAGCTCTGCGCTCAAGACCATTTCGTTCAATCCCTATGCTGCTGGTTCAAAGATTTATTCTCAGGTTTCTTCAGCGCCTACTGTTGGTCCAGTAGACAAAGCAGGATATGCAGAGCGAGACCGAGCTATCAAGGCACGCAAGAATGCTGTCTTGGCAAAGATGAAAGCAATGAGTGTTGGAGCCTACGCCAATCCAGCCGCGATTAGGGGCGTGAACTAATGGCTATTATGAATACTGCGATGGCGGACCGTATTGCTACAGGTAAAATGGCTGTTCCAACTTGGGCTACTCAAACCCCAACTAGCACTACTACTGCAGTAGATACAACTAGTGGAAACCTAGTAGTTCCAAATACTCCAGCAGCAGCCCCTAGTGTTGCTGCTCCATCTGCTGCTCCAGCTACGCCTACAACTACTTCTCCAGCAAACTCTGCTGTTTACAACCTAGAAAACGACCCTGTTTATCAGTCGGCTATGTTGCAGGGTCAGAGCGCATTCAATGTTGGTCGCGCGAATGCTCTGGCTAACATGCAGAACGAGACTACTGGACTCAATCGCCAGAACACAAACATTGAGCAGGGTGCTGAGCAGTCGCGCCGTCAGCTTGCTGGAAACTTTGCAGCTCGCGGAATGCAGCGTGGAGCTTATGGCGCTTACTACCGCGCACAGGATGCAGCTAATGCTCAGCAGATCGCTCAGCAAACTGACATCAAAGACCAGATTGCTACTTTGAATCAAAACTTCCTTAGCAACTATGGTGCTATTGGAACAGACTGGACCGGAACTACTATCGGTCAGCAATACAGAAACCAAGCTCTGCAGCAGGCACTTGCTGCTAAGCTCGCAACCTACGGAGTGGCATAATGGCAGGAATTACAGCAACCCCAGAATGGATCGCAGCAGCAGTTGGTAAAGCCGCTAACGGTTCAAAGCTTTCAACATCTTATTCAGCTAATGCCATCAACAAGTATCTTGCTACTGGCAGCACTGCAGGTCTAAGCAAAACTCAGGCTGCTCAGGTTCAGAAGGCTATCAAAGCTATTGGCGCTCCAACTGCTGCGACTACTGATACTAGCGGTGGCAGTGGCGGAGATTTTGGCACAGTAACCGATACTCCAGCAGTAGATCCGATTCAAGCCGCCTACAACCCAGTTCTTGATTTTCTAAAGTCGCAGGCTACTGCAGCTCAAGACCGCTTCGGTCAGAACAAAGCTGATATCACTAACCTGTTTGGAACTTTGTCCACTGTGCGTGCAGCAGACATTCCAAAGATTCAGCAGCAGTATGCGACTTCGATTCAGCAGCAGCAGGATGCTGTAGCTCAGCGCATGGCTTTGCAGAATGTTCAGACTCAGCAAGGTGCTCAGGGCGCTGCTACAGCCGGAGCTGAACTTGGCGGAGCAGATATGCCTGCCCCAACTAACTCGCTCTCTGCTCAGGCAGGAACAGCAGCGAACACTGATGCAAACGCATACCAGACCACTTGGAATGCACTTCAGCAGGTTATGTCTGCTCAAGACCAGCAAAATGTGCGAAATGCACAGTATGGCTATGATGCTCAGCAGAGCTCTGCCCTGCTTCAGCTTCAGCGTCAGCTTGAAGACCGACTGTCTCAGATCAATGGCGACATTGCTGGAACCCAGTCTCAGGTTGCTCAGGCTCAGCTTGGAGCTCAGGCATCTGCTGCTGAGATGACTCAAGAGCAGTTGCTTGCTAAGGCTAAGGCGCAGAATGCGCTTGATGTTGCTGGAGTGGGTGCTGGAGCACGAGTTACTGCTGCAAAGATTGCCGCTAAAGCCCGCGTAACTGCATCAAAGAGCAAGGGCAATAAGACTCCAAAGCCAAAGACATACACATCTAACTACACTGGTTGGTCTCAAAAAATTCTTGATGCTGGCGGAACTACTGCAAATGTTCAATCTATTCAAAACATGGTTCAAAAATCTTATGACGCAGTTTATGCAAAACTGAACCCTCCAGTAGCTCCGGGAGCAAAGGTAACTATAAAGAAACCAAGCAATGCTCAAATCGCTGCTCAGTGGAATAAGGTTTATGGCGCTAAGAGCTCCAAGTTTACTCAGCCAGTAATGGATTACATCAACAACGGCTACTATAAGTAGCCAGTCTAGTAAACTTATAGCATCTAAAAAGGATGTGAATCTTGGCTTTTGATCCCAATATTTATGGTGGTGGAGCTTCGTCTACTCCGGCTACCCAAAAAGCAGTTAGCCCATATGGAGACCTATCCCCTTCAGCAAAATCAACAGCAAAAAAGCCTGCTGCTAAAAAACCAACTGGGTCTCCTACTTGGACTTATCATGGAACCAATAGCGCAACAGTTCCTAAGAAAAAAGCAACTGGCGGTCAGGTAGTAAGAGGCGGCAGAGCTTCTCAGTTTGGAGCAGTTACTGCTAAGCAGGCAGCTAAAGATCAAGAAGATCTATCAAAAACTACTGTAAGCCTTGTCCAGACTGGACTAAAGGCTCTGCTTACATCTTCTGCTTTTAGTGCTGGAACTGTTTCACAGGCAATCACAAAAGCTCAAAAAGGTGACTTCCTTGGCATCCTTGGCGCTTACACTGGCGGAGTCGCAAACGCTAAAAACCTTTGGGAAGATAAGCCAGTTGTATCCGGCACTGAAATTGTCAAGCAACTTGGTCTAGAACAGAAGGCAAAGAATTTAGGCAAAGCTGGAAAGCAGTTTGCTAGAGGTGGTCGTGCTTCTCAGTTTGGACCAATCACTGCCCAAGAAGCAGCTAACGCAAGTGCAGGTCTTGCAAATACTGCCCTTGCTCTTGGCGTAGACATTGTTACTGACCCACTTACTTATGCTGATGGCATTGGAGTAATTGCTCGTGGAGCTAAAGCTGCAACTGTTGGAACCAAGGTTGGAATCAAGGCGGCAAAGCTTGCAACTAAGGGAGCAGTTCCGCTAAAGGTTGCTGCTAAGCGAATTGGTGCTGAAGAAGCTGCCAAGCTTCCTGCCAAGTCTTTGACTACCGATGCTCTTGGTGGATATACCAAGAAGGCTGCAGTAACTCCAAGTATGCTTGCTGCTTCTGAAGCTAGCACTAAGGGAACTGAGCAACTTGCAAAGCTAAACAAGAAGCTAACTGGCAAGCTCAACTATGAAGTTGTAAACCTTCCTGCTGGTAGTGAAGCTGCTAAAAAGTATGAGGTTCTTACATCTAGCCTTAGCGCATTTGGCAAGGCTGCCGGATCAGTTCTTGAAGCTAAGAAGACTTCTAAGCTGATTGAAAAGTTTGCTAAGCAGGCAAAAGCTGGAGACTACGGAAAAGACTACATCCACTCAACTACAGAGGCTCCTAAGCCTTCAGCAGTAGCTGAGCAGGTTACTCCAACAAACCCTAATGTTTTTGCTGGGCAAAAAGCAGTTGCTGACACAGCACCAATACTTCGTAATATTGCTGAGACTACTACACCTACTGACATCAAGGTAATCAAGAGCGTTCTCAACAAGGTAAACAAGATAGCCAAGACTACTGAGGGAACCACTCGCGGCAGTGAGCGCATCCTTACTAATGTGCGTGGCTTGATCTCTCAGCTTCACTCCCCAGAGAATCAGTTCTTGCGTAACCTTGAGCCAAGCATCCGCACAAACATTGATGCTGCAGTCAAGGGTGATGGAACTAACCCATTTACTTTGATCGATAACTTCTCAAAGTCTCAGACAAAGCCTCGCCAGATTCTTGCTGAATCATTGCTAAAGAGCCGAGTCGGTCTCACCGATGGCAGCGGCTACAGCACCATTGGCGAAGTAATGACTAAGCATGGTGGAAATTTCTCTGCGCTAACTAAGGCTGACCCACAGATGGCGATGCAGGTTGCTAACCAGCTAAAGGGCTTGCTAGTTCGCGCGGATGCAAAGGCATCATCTGCTGATGCTCTAAAGCGCATTACTTCTCTAGTTGGAGAAGATGCAGCTAAGCAACTCAAGACTGCAGGTGCATTCAATGTAAAGCAACTTCCGAGCAAGGATGTTATTGATGCTGTGCTGGCAAAGATTCCAGCAGCATCTGGCGGTCAAGTAACCAAATATGGTTCGATGCAGGAGCTTATCTCCGGTCTTCAGTCTGGTCATGAGATTCCGATGAACAAGCTTGAGCAGATCGTCAAGGCTATTGATCCACAGAACGCAGTTCTAAAGCAGGCTGAAACTGCTGCTGCCAAGGACTACACCAACATGCTTCGCAGCGTTGTAATGGGGAATGTAAACACCATTGCAGCAATGGAGCAGCGTTGGAACATGATGAATGCGAAAACATTCTTCAGCGCCACAGGCATCCATGCTGCAGATGGTGTAGCAGCTTATGCTGATGCTCGCTTGATGAACAAGATTCCAGCTATGCCAGAAGTCTTGACCAAGACTCGACAGGCTGCAGCTGAGCATGTTGCAAAGCTAATGGATTCCAATGCTGCAGACATGGCAGATGTTTTCAACTCACTATCGCGTGGGTTTGAATCAAACTTCGACTACATGCGTGAAATCATGGCATCGCCAGATTACCTTGAGCATGTTTCCAGTTTGAATGACATTGCTATTCGCTCAACTGAAAAAGCCTACATGAGCGATACTAAGGCTGCCCTGCGACTACAGACTAACCAGTCTCTAGAAGCTAAGGTATTCGGTTCCATTGTTGCTAAGAAGACTTGGCGAGTAGCTAATGCCAAGGGTCAAAAAGCAGCAAAAGATGCGCTGACTACTGCCAAAGAAAAAATGCTTTACCTATCCAGCCAGATGCAGGCTGCAGATGATGTTGTCTACGCAACTCTTGGTAGCCGTTTCACTCATAACAAGTGGGTAAAGCAAGCTGCAGGTAAAGCAGAGAACAAGCACTTCGTTTACTTGCACATTGGCGATGTTTCATCAGTTCTTTACAAGTCCGGCGAAAACAGTCAGAAGGCATTCATTGATAGTTTCTTCCCATTCGGAGAAGGCATCATCACCAAGGAAGGCGAAGTAGTAGACAGCTTCTCTACCATCGCCCTTGGTAGCACTGTGCGCCAGTTGCTTGAAGCTCGCCAGACTGGAGCAGTTCTTGACCTAAAGGATCTAGTAAAGACCCTGAAGATGAAGGGTGAGACTCAAAAGGTTTGGTCAAAGGCTTTTGCTAAGACCGCTGAGCAGCGCGCTGAAGCCCTTATCAACGAGATCAACAAGCCAGCAGTCCTTGACCAGCTAGAGCAGATTCACAATACGCGAGCTCTTGCTGACATTGAAAGCAACATGGAGATCGCACACACTATGAACAGCAATGTCATGGATAATCTTGCTGAAGGTCTGCGTATCCTGCGCGACAAGAACATTGATAATAATGCTGACCGCCTAACTCTGCTTCGCGAATCATTTGCAAAGCTAGCCTATGCAAGCGATGTTTTGAAGCAGTCACGCGGCGATGTAGCAGAATCAATGCTCAAAGCTCTAAGCATGATTTACCTGCAGGGCGGAAAGATTCGCGACATCACTGCAAAAGGTGAGAAATACATCACTGGTAGCGATCTAGTTACCAAAGAAGAATTCGTCAAGATTCGTGACCTTATGAATACTATGTTCCGCCACGAAAACCCTGAAGCAGCAGCCCCAATGGGTCGCGAAGGTTTGCCATTCCCTAAGCCAGAAGCAAAGGCTGCAGCTCAAAACAAGCTAACTGAAACAATGCTTGCCTACGAGAAGCACTTCGCTGACCGCTTGACTTTGACCACTAAGGCTGAAGTAAAGACTTGGCTTACAAAGCAGCGTAGCCTGCAGAAGAAGCTAGATGCAGCGCGTGAGACTGCTTGGAATAACTGGATTGATACCAAGCACTTTGATGTTGCCACTCAGACTTGGGTAGACAGCTCACAGTTTGACCATGCAGCATCTACTGCAGCAGCTCAGAATATGGACAGAATCATCCTTCAAGATGGAACTGCAAACCTTGCCGGAGAAGTTGTAGACACAGTTGCTAAGCGCCCTAGAAAGACCACTAAGGCTCAGCAGAAGCAGATCTGGGAGCAAGATGAGCCAGTCCGTCAGGCACGCGGAAAGAAGCTTGCTGATGGTGCTGTGCAGGATGCCGCTAAGCACACTCTAGACTCAGCTGCAGACATTGCTAAAGCTGCTGAAGGTGACATCAATGTTGCCCAGCTACGCACGATTCAAGAGTTCTATGACAAGCCGCTAAACGACTCGGTTATTCGCGTTTACACAACCTATGACCGAAGCAGAAAAGCTACTAATCTTCCGGGCACAATAAACTCTGGAAGGCTATCTCAGCTAGCAAACCGCCTAGATGCAAACGCTGGAAAAGCTGATGTTGCCCCATACATGGCAATGGCTGAATCAAACAAGCAGATGATGAACTCTAGCTTGTCGCATGCCCTTGACTTGATGAAGAAGAAATACAAGGGAGCCTTAGAAGGCGATGGCTTTATGACCGCATTTGGTCACTGGGCTGCCCAGACAATGCCGGATCAAGCTGCTGACCCAATCATGCACGACTTGGTTAGCAACCTAAACAACGCCCTACAGCCAGTACGCCAAGCAATGACCGAAGAAGGCTTCAGTACTCAGGCTTTGCAAAATGCATTCAACCACTACGGGCTTGGCGACAAACTTGGCTTTGCAGATGTCAAGGGCATGACCCAAGACCAGTTAAAGAAGTATTTTGAGACTCTACCATTTGCACCAAAGCCAGCTTGGGTTGGCGACCTAACTACCATTGAAGGCGCTGACTGGGCTAACCGAACTCAAGCATTCATTGACTCTGGTTCAGACCCATTCATTATTCTGTCTCGTTTTGGTATGGCAGTTCAGCATGCCAAAACCGAAAAGGCAATGGCAGATTCTTTGGTTGCAAACTTTGGTCATGAATCATTTGGGCTCACTGCAAAGCAGGCTGTTGAGCGTGGTTGGGTGCAGGTCAAGGCAGTAAACGAAACTAAGGGAATCAACCTAACTGCTCACTTCCCAACAGGTGACAATGCAGCTTACTTCCACCCAGATATTGCTCCACAGATCGGTGCGCTAAACCGAGAATGGAACTCTATCGCTAGCGGTTCCCCTCAGTGGCTAAAGCCTGTAATGGGTCTTATGAGCTTGGTAAAGGCACAGCAAACCATCTTTACTCCACGCCACCATGTCATCAACATTGTTGGTGACAACGGTATCGCTATTGTTTATGGAACTCGCAATGTTGAGCACTGGGTAGCCGGAGCAAAAGTTGCCAAAAACATTGCTAACGAGATCCTCAAGACTGAGTATCTAGGCAACAAACTTGTAGAAGAAATTGCTATGGTTGCCAAAAACTATGACAAGTCAAGCAAGTTCTTAAACAGCGCCGAAGACATGAACAAGGGCTTCATGAGCTTCAACATTGGTGGCAAAATCCAACACATCAGCATTGAGGACCTAACTCAAGAATTCAAGGCTCGCGGAATCACTATCAGCAACATTTTCAACGATGAAATTGCTGGACTAACTGAATCTGTTCTATCTGATGCCTCCAATGCCACTGGCGCAAAGAAGACACTATTCCAAAGCATTAACCATGCTATCTTCCAAGCTAACCGACTAGCTAAGCCCGCTGGTGACTTGAGCGTGTTCTACGGCAATGTTCCTCGCGCAGCTCATGCTATCTCTGTCGGTGCTAAGCGTTCATGGCGCAGCACTGATGAAATGTTTGCGGCTATGGCTAAAGAGATTCATCTTACCCACCCAACCATTCAGTCGCTAGCCTCTGGCGAACGCAAGGTAATGCGCCCACTATTCACCTACTACACATGGCTTCGCGTTGCTCACTCAGCAATGATTGACATGGCTTTGAATCATGGGCGCTGGATGACCGTTTACCCACAGCTTCAGTATGAGACCGCTAAGCAGAACCAGATGGGCAACATTAGCGCCGCAGTGCCTTGGAGTAAGCAGCAAAAAGAAATGCTGCCAGACTACCTAACTAAGAGCGCTTACGGGCCATCATTCAACCCTGCTGACCCAACCCTAGTTCGCCCACCAATCCTGCCTCTAGATGTCATGGAGAACTGGAACTTTACTTGGGATCCAACTAAGAGTTTTGAAGAAAACATGATTAGTGTTGGTCAGCAAGAATTTATGAATGTTGCCAAGATGGGCAATGTTATTGGTAAGACTGCTTATGGTTTGTTTGCTAACTACAACCTAGATACTAATAAGCCTGCAGGAACTGATACTCCACAGGGTCGTAATGACTACCTATACCAGTTACTTCCAATTGTTAGCCAGCTTGGTGCAGGTATCGGTGCTTACACTCCACAAAAGAATGCTGAAACTGGCGGAAACCCACTCACCCCAGCTGATCGCCAGCAGAAGTTTATCAACTTCCTAACTGGTATGAAGATGCAGCGCGTGAATACACCTGCTAATCTAAAGATTGGTGCTCAGCAAGCTACCGAGCGATACAACCGACAAGCAATGATCGACTGGCTAAAAGCCCAGAATAAAGGAAAAAAATGACCGAGATTCCAATGAGCCTAAATGAGATGCAGAGCCTTGTAGACCAGCTACGAGCTGGTTCAGCGATGCTTTACTCAACACTGCAGAACATAGTAGACCTACACCAAGACGGCACAATTGAAGGCGAAACAGAACCTATTGTTTGCCTATGCTGCAGCGAGCTATCCGGCGAAGTAATCCTTGCTCCATGCCCAACCATGCAGGTTGTGCTAGAGAACTTTGTAGTTAGTCCAGCTCCGACATCAGCTGATCAATCTGAGCTTGACGAGCCTTCTGATCTCCACCAGTCTGACGAAGAAGCGACTTCAGCTGATCCTTCTTAGAGTTTCCAGCTAACTGGTTCTCAGGAATAATCCAAAGCTTGCAAATAGCTTCCGGCTCAATGTAGCCAGCAACAATCTTGCACTGCGAGTTTTCTTCGTTATAGAAGATGCAGTTCTTGCAGATTAGACCATCAGCCTTGAACGGATTCTTAGCTGCAGGCGCATAGTGAGCCCCGTCAGCGCCCAAAGTCTGGTCAAACATGCCAAACTCTAGCGCAGTCTCTGCATACTCCTTAGCGAGCTCCTGCTGGCGCTCGTTGAGGGAATCCCATTCCTGCTGTTCTGATTCGGCTTCTGACGGCATTTCTAGCCCTTTCTAGGCGGTATTTTGCCCTCTTTGCGGAGCTTAGAGAGCTGAATAGCGATAGCCTGCTTTTTAGGCAGGTAATCGCGCTTGCCGCCTACCATGTGGTAAGCCTGCTTTTTAGTGAACTTGTAAGGCATTAGCGAGTTGGTGAAGCTGGGATGCCAGACTTGCCATTGACCATCTTGTCTAGCTTCTTCTTAGCGTTTTCCCAGCCGCCCTTTTTACGCAATGCCTTCTTAGCAGCTAGAGCTGCCTTAGCATCAGCAATACGCTTACCCTCTTTAGAGTTCTTGTATGCGGCAGTCTTCTTATAAGCCTCATACTTGGCATAAGTAGCGTTGCTTACAGGCTGACCTGATTCGTTATCAATTTCAGCGTTAGACATTAGAGACCTTCGTTCCTGTTGCAGTAGTAGTTGAAGCGGCTGGGTTTAGTCCGCCACCATAAATGTTTGGACCGATCTTCAGACCGCGCTTCTTTCGTTCCATATCCTTCTGAGCCTTGCGCTTAGCAAACTCTGCCTGACGCTTCTGTAGTTCTTCAGGAGACTTATTCATGTGCTCGCTATCCTGCTCCGGCTTGCGAGTCTTCATCTTGTCGTGAGAATCCATCTTGTCTGGAGTAGTAGGTTGCTGCAAACCAATAGCAGCTAACTTGCGATACTCTGATTCGCTACCGGGCTTCTTTATTTCAGCCATTACTTAGTTACCTTTCCAGTGAACTCTTTAGCTGCCTTAGTGACAGCTGCTCCAATGCCAAAAGCGTCATCGGTTGGATCAATAGCGCGTGCTAGAGGACCAACGAATGCAACAAGCAAAGCCCAGCCAGTAAGCGATGCTGGATCAGGGCTAAACAAAGTCATAGCGATAGTTGCAACAGCTGAACGAAGATAGCTTTGAAAAGCCTTCTTCAACTGTGCAATGGTGCTTGGTGATAGTTTATGCATTCTTCAATTTCTCCTCAGCTACCAGTTTAGCAATTGCCTTCACTGGGTCATCTACTTTGCCATAGAAAACACTGTTTACAGTGTCGCCATGCGTGAAATGTAAGTGATCTCCATGACTAGCAGAACCAGTGTCACCAACTTTGCCAATGAAAGTTTTTCCAGCATGCACCTTTGAGCCAACCGCAAGACCTTTTTGCTCCATGTGGCAGTAACCCCAGAAGCTTTTAGGTTTGCGCTGAACAACAACAACCCAGCCAAGCACATCACTCCACTGCGACAAAGCCACAATGCCTTCAGTAGCTGAAGGGATTTCAGTGCCTGCTGGCATACCAAAATCAGTGCCACGATGCCCATTCGGGTGAGCAGCATCTTTTACGCCAAACTTGCAAGTGATCTTAGTTTTAGGGAATGGGAGCTGACTCATTTTGATACAACCTGCCAAATCGAAGCTAAGAAACCAGCAACACCAGAAGCCAATGCTGCCCAAACAACCTTAGTGACCCAAGCATCGCGCGCTTGGTTGATCTCCAACTTAGTTACGCGAGTAGGCAAATCACCAAAAGCATCAAGCTGCTGGCTCATACGGGTCAAAAGCTGCTTCATTTCCTGCTGCTCGCGGTAAAGATCCTCGATAGTAATCTTCACATGGTTCTGCTGCCCCTCAGTCATTATGCAAGATCACCGATGATCTGGTAAACCGAAGCAGAAATACGCATAACAGTGGCAGCTGCAAACTGTGTCGAAATACTCAACGCACTATTTTTAGACTGCAAAGTCACACCAGAAGCCGCAAAAGTAAGTGTTCCGGCACCATTACGCATAATGTCTACGCGGTCTCCATCAGCCGCAAACACAGCTCCAACAGTAACCGTCTGAGCTGATGCGCTAGTGAAAGCTAAAGCCTTATTCGCATCACCAGCAACAAGGCTATAAGAAGCAGTCTTAGTGCTCAGCGACCCTTCGCCTTCAAGGGTTGTAACGCGAGCTGCAAGAGCTGGAATAGTTGTTCCGGTTACAGTAGCAAGACCATTACTTATAGTAGTGACATTGCCGTTGATCGTAGTGATTGAAGTGTTTACAGAGCCAGCGTGCGAATCAACATTATCCCAGTTAGTGTTGATGCTGGCAGTTTCAAAAGCTTGGTTTGAGCCCGGCACAGCTTTCTGCAACGACAGGTTAGTTGTCGTAGTGTAGGACATTTCATTTCCTAATCGTCAATGATTATGGTGTCCGTCTCAAACTCAACACTAGCACGAGTTGGCTCAGGAAGGGCAGCAAAATGAGACTGCCCCGAAGCTAATGCTATAAGTTCACGAGCAATATTTCTCTTCACCGCCGGATCTAAAACATGTCGCAAAATGATGTCCTGAACCTGCATGAGAAGTGCCGGAACATCCAAATTAGCTCTAGCATTAGGGTCAAAGCGCCCAGTGAGCTGATTCAAGAAAGTAATAGCCTTCATATCGCCCTGCTGAACCAAATCACCCAAAGCCTTATCCGCAATCGGAATGTAAGTCTTCAAATTCTCAGCAGACTTTGTAGACATGGCGCTCGCAAACTCTTTTTGCCTCAACCAGCCATCAAGCTCTGGGATACCAATCTTCATCTGCTTGGCAATAACCTGCGGAGTTTTCAAATTCATCGGGCTCAAATAAGCCTGCAAAAACATCTCTTGGCGCAAAGTCAGATTAGGATTTTGCGTAGTTTTGATGCCTCGATCATCAAGCGCACGCTGCAACTTGCTAGAACCCCAGACAAGCTCAATACTCTCTTTAGTGAGCGTAGGATCCTGATCAAGCAAAGTCTGAGTCTCACAAAATAACCCTTGGCGATCAGCTGCAATAGCCGCAGCTAGCACCTTATCGAAAAGGACCTGCTCCTTAGTTTTCTTCGGAGTGTAAAGCTTGGTCTCAAACTTCTCTAAATCAAAGTTTCCTGAGTCGCTCAATTTCATCCTTTATGTAAAAGATCGCCTTTTCCAAATCCTGAATAGTCGCAGCCTCATCCTTCAACCCTGCGCGCCAAAGATACTTGAACGCATTACCAATGTTGAATGTGCGATGGCGCGTAATCTGAATACACTCCACGCCACTAGGGTCACTGGTGTAGTGACTTGGATGATTCACTGGATCGTAGTTCTTCATGACCGACCTAACTTCTCAAGCTCAGAGAGATACTCAGTAGAGAAGCCAAAACTACTAAACGCCTCCAACATTCTTGCGCCCAAATTATCAGGCAAAGTCTCATACTTGCCGGACTCATACGACTTCACAATGGCAGGATTTATACGCAACATACTCGCAAACGCTGTCGGGGTAGCAGCAATCTCTGATCTCCACTGCCGAAATGTCTTGTAATACTGCCCAAGTGTGTATGGCGGAATCAGCATCAAGTTTTGTGCTGACCCACGCAAATGCGGTTGCAAAGGCTTTTCTGACCACGCAGCGATCTCCTTATCAATATCAGTGTCAAAAATAGCGTTCAACTTATCAGCCAACGCCGGTGAAACATTACGGGTGCGCCCATCCTCAATAGCTGAGATGGCGCTGCGCTGCACTCCGGCGCGCTTAGCAAGCTCGACTTGGCTCAGGTTGCTCTGCAGCCTTGCAAGTCTCAAAGGGTGATCTGGTATCCGGCTCATGTAACAAGCATAGCTGCATAGATGCTAGACAGGTGTTCTTGGTTAGATTTTTGGAGAGGGCGGGCTAATGATAGGTGACGGCTGGAAAGTCCGGCACAACATCAATGAGCGTAGCGTAGTCCTTGTCAGCCACCGATGGCTTGACGGGGTATCAACAAAATAGCAACACATAACCAAGGAGCAAAAATGACCGAGCACAAGACATCCTTTGAGGATGGCTCTTACATCGAGAGCACCGATGGCGTGACCATCATCTCTCGAGGCGAAGCAGAGGGTAAGCAAGCGTTCGATGCTTACAACCTAATCTGGCTCAAGAACTACCTGCCATTCGAAATGCGAACTGGCATGGTTATGAGCCACAAGCAGTCTGCCCTCGATGTTGCCAGAGCAGTATCTGGCATCAACTTCCGCACCCGCAAGCAGGCACTGGCTTGGCTTGGAACCCAAATCGCCCTCTAGCCCCAAGTCCTGAGCATGACTCAAAACTGCTCACCCAACCAAACAAGCAAACCAAGGAGCAAAAAATGACCAACTACACCATCCGCGAAGATGCTCAGGCATTCATCGCACGATTCGCAGAAGCACCGGACCTAGCAAGCCACGCCAACTTGATGGATGAACTAAAGGAGCGCTACACCACCCTCGCAACCCAGACCCAGATGCTAGCCGAGAGCAACGAGCGTTGGGCAAACGAGAGCCGAGAGAAGTCCTCTGCAGTTGAAGACATCATCAACGGCTTGCTTAACCTCTACCCAGATGAGGACACCCAGCCAGATGCTATTCAGGAACTGGCAGAACTGTTCGACATCTCGCTCACTCACGAAATCGAGTTTGAGGCAACCATCCGCGTCACTGGCACCATCACTGCACCACGCACCATGAGCATAGACAGTGCCCTAGCCAAGTTGGATGCAGGCGATGAGCCGATCAAGGTTCTTTACCACTGGGATGGCGATGTGAGTCTTGATGACAGCAGTGCCTACCTTGATGGCGTAGAGGCGACCTGCTAAGACCTGCTCCAAGGCATCCTGAGCACGATGTAAAACTGCTCTCCCCCAGATGCCCGGCACTCCCCCCAGTGCCGGGCATCACCCTTTTGCCCGGCAGAGCCGGGAGAAAAAGGAGGCTGCGCCACTTTTTCTTTTTTATATAAGGTGACGGCTGGAATGTGTGATGTGTGTGGCGTGAATGACGCAAACGGGGCAGGCATAGCCTAAACAGCCTTCAGGCGCTCGCTGAAGCCTTTTTAGGTGACGGCTGGAATGTTTGCCCAGCTTCGGGGCTTGTGCCGCCTATCGAGCTCCTATGCCCGTTTAGCTTGATCTAGCTTCAGTGGCATCGGTTGCTAGACATCGTTGCAGGCAGTGAGATCAAAAAATTGCGCAGGTGATGGGCGGTTGGGCTAGCCCATTGCCTACTAAGCCTGCCCAAAGCATCGCTAGGCATCGTTACCATTCTGTTATCAAAAAAAGTTGCATTAGAACTTGCGTAACCTTGGTAAAGTTGGTAATGTTTGAGTAGTTGGAGCAAACCACTCCGACATAACCAACCGAACTAAGGAGCAACCGAAATGTCTTATTGGACTGATCAAGAACTAACTGATGTAGCCGGATCGCTAAACATCGCCATTGATGACATGGAACTATTGCAGGGCTACCTTGACTGCTATGCATGGATCGGGCGCGATAAAGATGGCGCAATTCGTGACGGCTTAGACATGATCACTGAATACCTGCCAAAGTGGATCGAACAGGCTAGCGAATTCGTTTACATGGATGGCGTTACTGATGGGGCAGACTTTGCGGAACGCTTTGCTAACGAATACATGACCGAACTAGGCGAAATTCCATCTTGGATGGTTATTGATTGGGATGCATCTTGGAACCACAATTTGCGCCATGAATTTTCCATCTCTCAAAATGGCTATGTTTTTGCCGATCACTAAACCCAACCAACCAACCAAAAAGGATAAAAAATCATGACTAAATTCACCATCTCAGCACACGACTGCCGTTCAATTGCAAGCCTTATCTCTTGCACCGGTAAAGACTTTGAACGCATGGCAAACATCCATGTTCGCATCGAAGATGGCAAAGTGACCGCAACCGCAACAGACCGCTACAAAATCGCCACTTGGGTAACTGAAAATCTTGACACTGATGAAACTGGCGTAATCGAATTCGCGATTACCCCTGCGATGGCTAAGTGGCTAACTGCTATCAAGTTGCCAAAGGGTTATCGGGGAACTGGCGTTGAATTCGATCTGAATGAGCGTGAACTGCTAGCCACTTACCAAGGGCAGTCTATGATCAACATCTTTAGCCTTGATTCTGAACTGTTTGCCAAGGTTGCAACCTACATCTCAGCAGGTGAAGCGCCAGAGCAACCTGCCAAAGCTTTTGCGATGGCTACTAGGCATCTTGTAGACCTAAGCAAAATCATCGATAGTAACGGCAAGAAACTAGAGACCCTTGTCTTCACTGAGACTCTACGCACTAATGACCGACCTGCACCATTCATCATCACTGCCCAAGGTTGCCTTGAATTCAAGGCACTACTGCAACCAAACATCATCCGATAAGGAGACCGATCATGCGCTGGAATAACTACGAACTGAACATTTACGCATTCAACGGAACTGTAAACATTACTGCCTATCCGCTTACATGGACTGGCAACATTGATGTTCATGGCTTCCCGATCTACCTAGTAACCAACTACTCACCTAATCAACAACTTCAGTTGAATCTCTACATGAGTAGACCTGAACACACTGAAGCCATCCGCTATGCACTTGATTCCGAGTATTGGGATAACCCTGAACACTTGTTCACTGATAAGCAGATCCTTGAAGACTTTGCTAATGGCGCTCATGACGCAATGAAGCTTGTTGTCGGCTATTGGGATGAATCGGATGAGTGGCAGGATGCTAGCACTTGGAACAGACCGCCTGAACCGATTCTGGCATGGCTCAAGTCTTTGCCGCTTTACCATGTTGCGCTTGACGCAGACCTTGAAGCAAGTCTGATCGCTGAGGGAATGCTGAACGATGACGCAACTGCAGATCTTTGGGCTAGCGCATGATCAGGGAATGCTCATGGTGTCGAGAAATCTTCATCGCAGTTGTTGATGACGCATGCCCTGAATGCAAGTGCCCGGCATCCACCGATCTAGGCAAAGAGTTTGACGCAGGCTTGCCGACTGGAAAAGCTGAAACAGACTAAACACTTTGTCTAAACGCATTTGCAGGTCGCTAACCCTATAGAGCAAGTTAGAGTTAGTAATCCTATAGCTCTAAGAATACTAACTCTAACTTGATCCCTATATAGAGCAGTTAGAAGAAAATTTTTATTCAAAAAACCTTTAAAGAAAAATAACAAAATACTTTTATTCGCCTAAAAGTATGCTACTGTTTCAACCACTACAACAAAAAACATCGTATTGCTCTAGTTTTACTAACTTTAGAATAGAGTCTTAGTAAGATTAGAGCAGAAGGGAAAAACATGCCTAACACTGAACTATCCGCCATAGCGACATCAGATCACCGGGCTTTTATCCGTGCACCTTTAGCCGCAAAACTGCTCAACAAAACACTTGATGAAGTGAATGGTTGGAGCAAGAAAAAGAACTTTGGCTATGCCAGCGCAACAGCGTTCACTGCTTTTGGAACTACTGGTGTTTGGTTCGACTTGAATGAGATCTTGGAACTTGCTCGAACCAGAGACATCACCATTGAATGCGATTACCTATTCCGACCATCCGACCCGACTAAGGAGACCTACTAAACATGACTACCCGTATCGAAGATTCCAAACTTGGCACACTGATCAAGATCGATGAAGTGACAGCGCTTACTGGCATCTCAAAATCATCTTTGAGATCATGGCGCAGGGATGCTTATCGCCACTTGGCTAAGTTTGATGAATATACTCACCCATCTAGCAACGCAGTTTGGTATCGCCTAGCCGACATTGAAGCGTGGCTTCTTGAGCATGGTAAAGAAGTAACTGGCTCATCCATGTTTATCCGTTCAGAAGCGCCTAATGCGGTTCGTGCACCGGTGGATGAATCTATGACACCTGATAAGCACGCCGCACTTACTGAGCTGCGTAAGATCACTACTGCTAACCATGTTGTGACTTATCTGCCAATGGTAAACAAGATGGTGGGGCGTGGCGAAGTTCACGCTCGACTCATGGATCTGCAGATCAAGTTCTACTCACTGTTCAAGGGAGCACCAGACACCGAGCTCACTTTTATTGGTAACGCCGGTGTTGCTGGTGAACATTTTGAGCAGTATTACTACGGCACTACTCAAGCCATTCGCAGGATCTACGCTGATGCTCGTAAATGGGATGTAACTGATGCCGAGATTCTCGCGCTACCAGTAGGCGATGTTCCACCACTAAAAGAAACTAAGTAAAGGAAACCAAAATGACCGAAGCAACCAACCCACTAGGGCACACACCATTCACCACTTCACGCACTAAGGCGCAGATGATCGCTTACATTGAGCGATTCTTTGAGGATGATGATCTGTTTTACCCGATGTTTATCACTCGCTCATGGATCAACGATGAGCTTGAGTCTAATGATTCGGGCGAGACCAGAGAGCTAACTGCCGAGCAGTTTGAGGAGACTTGCAAACTAATCGAAAACGATAACTGGCTTTGGCAGGCAGTGAACGGAGCATCTTTACAGCACGCTGAGTATGTATTGGAGCAGAACTAATGAGAGACCGCAGTTACATCGTCATCGAATCCGATAAGTTCGTCTCAGACATCGCCATCTATTCGCACTGGGGCGGCACTAGCAATGTCACTATTGCTACTGAGATTCTTAGTTCTACTCAGCGCATCGGAGATCCCGAATACCTAACCGCTGAGATCATTCATGCGTCATTCATTGAGAATAGCTACGATGGCAAGCTTGGTATGGGCGTTCAGCCACTCACCAAGGGCTCATTCCCTGAGCATTGGGGAGATAACCCAACTGTTTACATCAACGCCGACACTGGGCGCTGGCGAGTCGGAGATCTAGAGTATGACCGCTGGGCTCGCCTACTAAATGGAGAGGATAACTAATGAGTAATCTAGGTAATGAAGCAACTGTGTCCGGCACTGATGTTTGGCTCACGCCACCAGCCTTGCTTGAGAAGCTTGGAGTGTTTGACCTTGACCCATGCGCTCCTTTAGCGCGCCCTTGGGATACGGCTAAGAAGCATTACACCATCGAAAATGATGGGCTCGCTCAGCAGTGGCAGGGCAGAGTATGGATGAATCCACCTTACGGGCGTGGCATGGATAAGTGGATGGCTAAGATCAAACAGCACGCTAAAGATGGTGGCTCAGGCATTGCGCTAATCTTTGCGCGCACTGAGACCAAGACATTCTTTGACTATGTTTGGGATGGCGCAGATGCGATCCTATTTATCAAGGGCAGGATAAAGTTCTGCACTCCCGATGGCAATCAAGCAGGCACTGCTGGCTCACCATCAGTCCTCATCGCCTATGGCGCTGCCGAAGTTGAGATACTGCGCAACTGTGGCATCGAAGGGCACTTGGTTATTCTGTAAAAGAAAATGCTCCCCGACCTACCGAAGCAGATCGGGGAGCACCAACCGAAAGGATCAAAATGCGTAGCATCCAGACCGATGGGCAACCAACCCAACGAGATAAAGCAAAGCACAGATCTGAGAGAAAATCAATCTACAGGTATGTGTCACGCAGGTTTATCCGCCAACTAATTCAATTCATAAGGAGCAACTAATGACCGAACAGAAGTTCAATCACTCACGCAATTCCGCACGCTACTACCAAGGCGCAACTACTTGGCGCGGTGAGATCACCCAGAACGGTGAGACGCTAGCCGAGACTACTTGGGTAAATAAGGAGCTAAAAGATGTTCAGTTCCGAGGCGAACCAACACCAGAGCTCAAGGCTTTTATTGAGACGCTGGAGTTCTAATGGCTAAGCAGTTGCCTGCATTCGTGCGCGATGCGCTTGCTCGCTCCGACTGGAAACCTAAAAATGTCGGAGCTCCTCTTTACACTTGGATCAAAGATGATTTTGAGATCGACATCATTCCCGGACTAAATCGAGAATTTTCTGTTCAAATCTCCAAAATGTCTAGCAACAGTGCTATAAATAGTTTGCGACTCAATTCTGATGGACTTGAGAAACTACTAAAAAACCCTTACATCAACTACAAAAACTAAGGAAACTAAAATGACCGAGCAGACCGAAGCAACCAGCACCACTGATCTAATCGCTAGCGCTAAGGCGCTGATCATCAAGCCACGCGAGACCAAGGATGACAAGGAGCTAGTCGAAGCTAGCGACCCATCCATCATCAACGAACTCCTCGCAGCGCGCCAAGCCATCGAAGACCAGATGAAGCCATTGGCTGAGAAGAAGTCCGAGATCGATGCCATCATCAAGGATCTAATCGGCAAAGCTGATGTGCTCACTGTGCATGGCGCTGAAGTTGCATCTATTTCTCGCTGGCGTGAGACCCAGCTGAACAGCGACTTCATCAAAGAGAACTTCCCTATCGCGGATTACCCTGAGATGTTCAAGCGCGTTAGCAAGTCTCGCCTCAACATCAAGCGATAACCATGACTGAGAACATTCCGGCAACTGATGCCGAGATAACAACATCAGCATCGTTTCTGATCAACATCGGCAACTATGACCTTGAACCTGAGTCAGATGAACTCAACTTTGTTGAGTTAGATCTTGGGGATGGTGATGAAGATGCCAAGAGTGGCGAAGAACCCAGTGCCTGAATCTGAGAAGAAGCGTTGCACTGCACCAGACTGCAACCTTGTAGTCCACCGCAGGATGCTTTGTTTCAAGCACTACAACAAAGATCAGGGCATTGTTATTATCCGTTCAGCGCGCCCGCTATGTGCTTGCGGTAACAGCTACTATGCCAAAGACATGTGCCGTAGTTGCTACATGGCAGTATTCCGCAACAAGGCTAAGCAGAACGGCGCTCAGAAACAGACTGTTTCTATTGAAGTTTACATGGCTAAGTTTTGGGAGTGGGTTGTAAAAGACCTTGGCATTCATGGCGCATCAGATCGGAGCGTGATGTTTTGACTCTGGTATCTGAAGTTCTATTCGATTACCAAGTCGAAGCAGCTAAGAGAATAAATGAATCGAGACGGATTCTTTTGGCAGATCAGCCGGGGCTTGGTAAGACACTCGAAGTTTTGGGTGCACTAGAACTTGATGGCGCATTGGATAGACCATGCAACATCTTGGTTCTTACACCTATCATCAACGCGCAGACTACTTGGATTGATTCGCTTGAGCGCTTTATTGCTCCGCGCTACCCGATCAACATCGTGGATGCGAGCAAAGGCAGTAGCGCGAAGAAGTCTAAGGCTTTTGAGCAGACTAAGGTTTATGGACCGACTTTTGTTGTTGCGAACCATAACGCCATTGATCTAACTAAGTCTGGTGTGCGAGTGCCTGAGCTGATTCAAGAAGTGTATGACGCAGTGATTGTTGATGAGTCGCACATAGTTTTACCTATCACTGGCAATGGCTACACCAATTTTCAAAAAGGTTTAGCCAAGGTTGTCATGCGCCCAAACACTATGCGAGTAGCTATTTCTGGCACGCCAGATCGCGGCAAGCTTGAGAATCGTTACGGCACTTGGAGATTCTTGTTCACTGAACTCATGCCACATAACAAGTGGGCTTGGCTTGAAAAGAATTTTTGGATGGTTGAGCAGCAGGTTTCACGCACTCGAACAGTCAAGGTTGCAACCACTATCAAAGATCCTGATGAATGGTTGAAGCGTGACCGCGCTTGGATGATTAGGCGCACCAAGAACGAAGTGCTTAGTCAGTTGCCACCGAAGCGCTATGTAGATGTTTTACTGCCGCTACCGGATGAACAGAAGGCGCGCTACTTTGATGTTCAGATGCGCTATGAAGAAGCAGTCCGCGAGCGCGATGCTACTGGTATTGATCGGGCTGAAGCAATGACTGCCGCTATCCGATTCCGTCAGAACTCTACTTGCATGTGGGATCCGACTACTACGCCACCAGAGCCCGTTATTGGCGGCAGGTCGGCAAAGCTTGAGTGGCTTATCGAGTGGCTATCAGAGCGCGCATTCATCGAAGCTGATGACATGGCTGATGGCAATGCAAAGGTTGTTATTGTTTCGCAGTTCAGCAAGATTTTGGAATGGTTACATAAGGAGTTGGAAAATGTTGGCATCAGCAGTGCTGTATTGGATGGTAGGACTGGCGCTCAGCAGCGTATTCACATTCAACAGCAGTTCCAAGACGGCGAGTTACGGGTTGTATTACTTTCTGGCACTATGGGCGTTGGCATCAATCTGGATCGTGCCGATGATCTGATCATGCTGGACTCGCCTTATGATCCGGATCGCATTGAGCAGATCGAAGACCGCGTGCATCGAGCATCAAACATGCACAATGTCACCATCTGGAATCTGCTTGGCAAAGACACCATTGATGAAGCTATTGCTGAGAAGGTTTCAAAGCGCTATAAGGTTACGCGCGAACTGCTAGATGGCAGTCGTGGAGTTGATTTTGCAAGGAAGCTCCTTGCTCAAGTTATGGAGGATGAAGATGAGTGAGTCAGGAAACAAAACTCAAGACATACTCAACGCATATGCAGACGGCGCAATGACTGAGCGTGAACGCATTATCAAGTTGCTAAAGGAACTGTCATTCACCATCGAAAAGGTTGAGCATACGCCAGAACTTGCTTATGCCATTGACCGAGGTATCGCTCTTATCAAAGGAGAGAACAAGTGAGTGATTTTCCAAAAGGCGGTATCCCAGAGCCAGAAGGCATCCCCGTAGAACTACCAGTAGAAGCGGTAAAGCAGTATGTAGTAGGTGAGCAGATTACGCCTTACAACTTTGACCTTTTGCAGAACTACTTTGAGGGTCGCATTATCAAACTGCTTCCTGAACAGTTGTGGGCTTTAGTTGACGGAAACCTACAACCAATAAACGTTGATGCTCTTATCCGCAACGCTACTGATTTCACAGATTCCACGCTACCAATTTCACAAAAAGAAAAGTTCTACGAAACATCTTGTGTTTGCTGTAATGGCGAACACTGGGGATAGGAAAAGAAATGAGTAAAGAATATCGCTGCGAAAAGCATAATCAAATGTATTTACTGATGTGCATTAAGTGTTTGAAAGGCTTGAAAGGAGAGAACAAGTGACCAAATATTTTAGCCACTGTGATGAATGCAACTTCTCTGAGTATTCAAGCGAACACAACAAGTCTGATGTTTGCTTTGTATGCCAGAGCGCTTGGACAGTAGTCACCCAAGTGAGCGACTGCAAGTCTTGCGGTCTACCTAAGTGCCGTTGCGAGGAGATCGAAGCTAAGCGCAAGTATGGGAGCTGGCTTGAATGGCTGTAGCAACCATAGTCCGGTTTATCAAGATGCTGGGCGAACCATTCAACAAGTCAATCACTATTGACTCAACAGAGTTAGTAGACATCATCAAGGGAATAGAGCGCGAGATGCAGAGCAATGGTTTTATTGTCCGCAACCTAAGCTATAGTTGGAACACAGCCGGAACCACCCATGCTTTTATCTTCAATGAAAATCATGGTCGCAGGCATCTGGTTGCTGAATTCGAGACGCGCTCTGTTAGGAGCAACTAATGCCAATCAAGATCCTTGGGGTCAAGCCAGCTGATTACACTGATGCTGATAAAGCTGCACGCGATACTGCTGAGCAGTGGCTGCTCAACATTCGAGAGCTATTCATCACTGAGCGCTCTCACCAGAAGCAGATCGGTATCAGCGAAGTTGGTTCAGACTGCCGTAAATGTGTTGCACGCAAGCTTGCTCAGGTCTATAAGAAGCCATCTGGCGGCTGGTTCCCATTCGTAGGCACTGCAGTTCACGCTGCCCTTGAAGAAGGTTTTGCCAAGTGGGATAACTATAAGCTTGAGGAGCGCCTACAGGTTTGGAGTTATAAGGATCTAGTTCTTGGCGGCTCATGTGACATGGCAGCATTCACCAAAAAAGAAGATGCACTTATCGTAAACGACTGGAAAGTTGTTGGAGATACCCCATTGCGAGAAGCTGGCAGTGGCAAGATCAAAGAACAATATAGAATTCAAGCCATGCTTTACGGCATGGGTTGGCGCAACAAGGGCGAGAATGTAACCCATGTTGCACTCACATTCTTACCAAGAAATCAGGATCTACCTAACGCTGAAGTAGTGATGTTTCGCTACGATGAGCAGGTAGCTAATGAAGCCTTGGATAAGTTGGCTGTGATGATGGATGCCGCCGAGCTAATCGGCTGGGATGCTGTCATTGAAAAGCAGCCAAAAGCATCTTTTTGCTACGACTGTAAAAAGTATGAGCAAGAAGATAACAGCGATGTTTCATCGCTGATCTAACCCATAAAAATAAGAAACACTAAACAAAGGAAAACACTCATGGTTGATGTAAATCTCCCTTCCGTAGACGATCTACTATCGTCTGTCTCAGTTCCATCCATCTCGTTCAAGAACGCCAAGATCGGTGACTCGTTCACCGGAACCATCACCGCTTTGGACTCTGTTCAGGTTCGTGACTTCGCAACCGGAGACCCAAAGTTCTGGGATGATGGCAAGCCTCAGATGCAGGTTCAGGTAACGCTCGACACCAGCTACACCGACCCAGAACTGGATGAAGATGATGGTTCGCGCCGCGTCTACCTGTTCGGTCAGAAGTTGGCTGCTGCTCGTCAGGCTCTTAAGGAGGCTGGTGCTCAGAAGTTTGAGATTGGCATGGGCTTCACCATCACTTTGTCGGCTACCAAGCCTGCAAAGACCAAGGGCTTCAACGATGTCAAGATCTACAGCATCACCTTGACTCCTGCTAAGTCCAACGCTGCAGTAGACGCTTTGCTAGAGGCTGGCGCTAAGCCAGTCGTAAAGGCTGCAACTGCTGGTAAACTATCTGATGAGCAGAAGGCTAAGGCTCTCAAGCTCGATGCAGCTGGCTTTGACGCTAGCGAAATCGCAGAGACCCTCGGCGCTTCTGAAGAAGATGTTCTAGCAGCTCTCACATTCTAAAGAAGTGAATGGGCAGCGGATTACACCTCAATCCGCTGCCCATTTTCATCCCCAACGAAAGGATTCCAAGTGGCAATCACCAAGCCATTCCAAGAACTGTTAGAGCGTCTAGGTCGCGATGAATCAGATAATGTCATCATCTGCTACCAGAGTGCTGCTCAGGGCTTCAGGACTAAGAAGACCACTGTTGCTTACTCAGACCTAGTTGTTGAGACTCTCAACGACCTAGATGTAAACATCTGGTATGAGATCAACCCATCATCAGTTCAGACCAGAGCTAAGGCTAATGAGATCACTCGCCTTGCTGCTCTCTGGATAGACATTGACTATAAAGAGACTGGCGTTCAGTCCGCCGAGAACGCTCACCAGATCGTAGACCTTATTGCTGAACTCATTGGCGTAAACCCATCGGCAGTTATTGCATCGGGTCATGGGCTTCAGCCTTACTGGGCTATTGACCCTGAAGAAGACATTACACCTGAGATGGCTACTAGCCTGCTTCAGCGTTGGGGTGGTTTTGTCCGCTGGGTTGCTAAGTCGCAGGGCGGCGAACTTGATTCAGTATTCGACCTGCCGAGAATCTTCCGAGCCCCCGGCTCAATCAACTTCAAGTCCACTGAGCACCCAGTATCAGTAGGCGCTGAGTTTCCAGAAAACTGGAGACCTATCAGCTATGCCGAGATTGATGATGTTCTAGTAACGCATGGTTTTGCATCAGTTGCAACCATGCCTAACGACTTCACTGCTATTGAATCTTCAAAAGACTGGAGCTATGCGGAAGTAGACTGCCACTGGACTGGGCACTTGCTGGCTTCAGTTCACCCACAGCAGCCACCAAAGTCTCGACATGGCTGGTTGCTTCAGCAGTTGATTCGCGTCAATGCGGCGCACCGCAACGGATGCATCACTGAGCCGACTGCCAATGTTCTAGTTGCTGACATTTCCGATCAGTTCACTAACTTCTTGAAGCTCTCCCCATCGCGTGAACTAACGCCGGGCGAAGTTCGCTCAGCTAACCGCTGGGCAATCGCCAAGGTTGAGACAATGGATGACGCTAAGCTGGCGCAGGAGCTAAGAGGACACCTTCACACAGACCTTTTTAGCGATGGTCAGCCCGACAGCACTGGAATAGTCCGCGCTGAAGGCGGATACTCTCCAGCGGAGCTGGCTAAGTTCTACATTGATTCATTCGACAGCACTGGATGTTCCGACCACGCGAATGCTAACCGCTTCATCGCGCACATGGATAACACCTACAAGTTCGTTCCAGAAGTGGGATGGCACAAGTGGGATGGCGTTCGCTATGTCTTTGACTCAACCAAGTCATCTATCCAAGCAGTCATTGACTCTATCGGCTTTGCCAAGCAGATGGTTCTAGAAAAAGATGAACTTAGCTGGCTTGAAAACTCGCTGAACAAAGACCGCTTGAACAACTGCCTTATTGTTGCATCCACTGATCCAATCGTGCAGGTGAAATCTATTGACATGGATGCCGCCGCTGATGACCTATGCACCCCTAACGGAATTGTAAACCTACGCACTGGAGAGCTCCGCGAATCCATCAAGGGTCAAGACTTCAACACTCGCGCAACAACTGTTGCCCCAAAGCCAATGCCGACTCCACTATGGAGCGCCTTCCTGAAAGACATTATTGAAGATGATGACCGAATTCAATACATCCAAGAGCTCCTTGGAGCTTCGCTATTTGGAGATAGCCGTTACCATGTTCTCCCTGTCTTTGTTGGCACAGGAGCTAACGGAAAATCCACGCTCCTTGAAGTGGTTCGAGAAATTCTTGGTGATTATTCTGCAACGATGCCTGAAGACTTCCTTATCGATACTAAGGGCGCTGCACATCCCACAGACATTGCGCGTCTCCGAGGAGTTCGCCTTGCTGTTGCGTCAGAGACTCGACCAGACGGCAAGTTCAACGAGTCGCGAGTAAAGATGCTAACTGGTGGAGACATGCTCTCTGCCCGTTTCATGGGTCAGAACTTCTTTGACTTTAAGCCAACACATACTTTGTTCATGGCAGTAAACCACCTACCTGAAGTAAAGTCCGGTGGCGATGGTTTCTGGAGACGCTTGCGTAAGATTGACTTCCGCAAAACAGTTCCAGTTGAGCGCCGTAAAGAGAACTTCTCCAAGCTTCTAGTCGAATCTGAAGGCGCTGGCATCCTGCAGTGGATCGTTGAAGGCGCTGTGCGCATCACAAACCAAGGCATGAGCGAACCTGAGAGCATCAAGATCAGCACGCAGTCTTACCGCCACGAAGAAGACCACATCGCCAAGTTCATTGATGAGAAGACCATTCAGGCAGACCGCGCATCAGTTACTCGTCTTAGCCTCTACAACGCTTATCGTGAATGGTGTGATGAGAATGGTGAGAAGCCAGTTACTCAGAACATGCTCAGCCGCGAAATCAAGTCACGCACTGGCGTTACTGAATCTGAAGCTGCTGGCTCCAAGATTTTCTTGGGCATTGACCTGATGAAAGTTAGCTCGGCAAACAACATCGCATCTGTGATGGATCTTCTAGAGGAAAAAGATGACGAATACTGGAAGTGACCCATGCTTGGCTTGCCGAGCTAGTTTCCATAATGAATGTGACACATTCTGGGAAGCTGATTCGCTTGACTGCTGCTGTGGTGGCGAAGTGAAGTTTGGCGCAGATGGCTCTGTAAAGGCTCAAGAAGCCGACATTATCTCAGATGGGGATTCTGCTGACACTGGCTACATTAGTGACGGCTACGCGGCGCAGAAAGACATTTCAGAGTATAAAGATCCAGTATCCACTGGGCGTAAACGCGCTAAAGAAATGTATCCAATCACTGCTGGCATGACATGCGAGTGGGCTGGGCTCAAGTTTGCTGGCGGTGGCGTGCAACCAATCATCGGTTGCATTGGCAGACCTGCCTCAGATCGCCATCATGGTCCGGATAAGAACACCATGAATAATGCTCCTGAAAACCTTCACCGGATCTGCGACTTCTGCCACAACACTTGGCACGCAGTAAATGATCCGTTCTATGGGGAACGCCCAGAACACACTAAGCCATTCTTGCCAGCAGGTTTCGACTGGAAAAAGCATGATGGAACAACCAAGGCAACCCAAGAAGAATTGCTCAAGTCTGAAGCTGAAAGAATGTCTAAGCAGTAAAGCGCTTGCCCCTAAACCAAGCTACGCCTTCATTTATCTGAACAAGTTCAGTTGAAAAGTTTTCGCCATCAACAGTGATAACTGCAATGCCCTGCTGCCAGTTCTCCCAGAACTTAGCAGTGCTGCCATCAATCTTGGTTGAACCATTCACAGATGGCACAGCGCCATCTACTCGGCATAGGCAGCCGGGCGAAATAGCTTGGCTACGAATTGAACCATCGCGATCAAACACAGTTTTAGACTGCACTTCTTGGCGGTGAATGTGCCCAAACACAGTTGAGATGTGCGGTGTGTCGTTTGTATAAGCTGCAGCAGTTGAGCCACCAGAGCGCACCTTATGCCCATGAATGGCTCGCAGGTTCTTACTAATCCAGTATGCGCCTGCTGGATAAGCATCAATGTAATTGACACCAATTTCATCAAGGCGCAAAAGATAAGGAATGCTCATTACTGGGAGCTCATCAGCGTTAGCTCGCTTCAAACCCCAAGCTGCTGCTGCGTTGATCTGGATAAACTTCTCCATGCGGCGGTCATGATTACCTTCAATGAGAACAATCTCAGCATCCTCACCAGCTGCAGCTCGCTGCTCTTGCAAGAATAGATGTCCACGATTTAGAGCTCGCTGAGTCATGCCAGCAAAGCCAGCTTCTTGCTCAAAACGACCTTGGCTTGGTAGGTCTAAGAAATCTCCAAGGTTCACCACAGCATCTACGCGGTCATTATGATAAAGCCAATCAACTATTTTGATAGCTACATTCATTGCGGCTTCATCATGGAATGGGTCAAGTATGCCATCTAGGTTGCGGTAGCCGATTTGTGGGTCTGGCAGAATCGCATAGACCTTATGCTTAGTAGCAACCTGCTTAGCTGGGCGCGGTGGCTTGATGATTACTGGCTGAGCTTTTTGCACCGGATCCCACTTAGTTGTTGGAACTGGCAGATCACCTAGCACAGCCACACTTTTTCGTTCTATGCCTCATTATCGAGTTGCGCCTAGCACCAAAACCGCGTTCTTCAAGAGCATCAGCAAGGGCGTTAGTAGTCCAACGCGGATCAGCCATCGCATCAAGAAGAATTTTCAAGTCATTCTTATCTAACTTGGCTGCTTCACGCGCAACAATACAAAGTGCTTCACGCTTCTTTGGTTCAAGACCTTCAAGCATGCGTCTCCCTTACTATGGCTTATAGCGCTATCCTATAGCACTAGGCTGCGTAACGGATAATAACTAGACCAGATCCACCAGCACCAACAGAATTACCAATAGCGGTTGTAGTGCTTCGTGAACCACCAGAACCAGAGCCGGTGTTTGCTACTGCATCCGCAGAACCTGCTCCAGCCACTCCAGCTGAAGCTCCAGCAGAAGTATTTGCACTGCCGCCATAGTAGCCAGCACCACTACCACCAGCAGCAATGCCATTGGTAGTAGTTAGCTGCCAAGCAGTTGGCATGCTTGCTGCAATAGCTGATAGCCAAGTAGAGAATGCAGTAGTTGCAAGTCCACCATCACCACCACTAGACCTAGTTTCATTAGGTCCAGAATAGAAGAATGAGGTTGCTGCTGAGCCAGCTCCACCAGCTCCACCACCACCACCACCAGCAGTAAGCAGGTTTGTGCTTCCAACTAAACCAGCTCCACCAGCATAGGCATATCCAGTTATGCCAGTTCCAGAACCAGCATTGGCAGTTCCGCCAGTTCCGGTAGCAGTAGATCCACCATGCGCGCCACCGCCAGAACCACCATTGCCACCATTAGTTGCAGTAGTGCTACCAGATGCACCGCCACCGCCACCTTTGGCTACAAACAATGTGCCATTGATAGTAGTGTCTCCACCATTAGATCCTGCTTGACCTATTGAAGTGTTTGTATTGGTATTAGCTATACCGCCAGCACCAATAACAACCGCTAATGATGCGCCCATTGAGTTGAAAACATTGGCAGTAATAACTCCACCAGCTCCACCGCCACCGCCAGCCCAATACTGCGAAGTAGAGTTCACTCCAGCTCCACCGGAGCCACCGCCACCAATGGCAAGGATTTCACAGTTCTTTGAACCAGCAGTTACCGCAAAGGTTCCATTGCTGGTAAAGACATGGTATTTATAGCCACCAGAAGTAACAGTAAAGTTACCGCCAGTAGCGATAAAGCTACTGCCACCGATGATGCCTAAAGGGATCATTATGCTCCTGCGATTTCTTCCTCAGCTACACGGATGGCAGCTTCAATGATGGAGATGTTTTTGCGATACTGATTGATCTGCTGAGTAATGTCAGCAACATGCTCCTCAGTCAAGCCATCAACAGCGAGCGCACTTTCAGAAGTCTTTAGCGCAATCTCGTTGTCATAGCCTTCGCGGTTCAACTGAGCAATACGCTCAGTGTTAATTGCGATCTTTTCTTCATTAGTGATGTTGAATGCCATTTGTGTCTCCTTAGTTTTTAGGCGAATGCGCCAACAGTTGTCATTGTGTTTGAGCCAATAGGGGTAAATTTGATGTAAGAGTTTGTCAAAGTTTGGTTTGTTCCACCCGGAGCTGAAGTTACAAAAGTAATTTGTGGAATAACTGTTCCAGCAGCATTTACACGAACTATACCTTTTATAGTAAATGATCCACCAGCAGCAGATGTAGTGGTGTTGAAAAGCGAGGTTGCTGAAGCACTACTTGCAGCACTCATATATATAGCAAGGCTACCGCCTACTGGTGTTCCTACTGGACCATTCATATAAGTGCTTGCCCATGCAGCACTTGTATAAGTTGCCGTTCCACCAAAACCAAAAGAAATTGTATGAGCAGCTGTTCCTGTTGCTAAATAAGCAACACATTCAAACTCATAAGTAGTAGCCGCTGTAGCAGAAAATGATCCAGTAGTTCCGAATAATGGTTGAGCAGTAGTATTATTTGCTAATCCATAAGCAGTAGAAAGCGACCAGTAGTGTGGAGTTGCTATTACTGCACGACCACCATTAGTAGTCGCTGTAGCTGCTGAGCTTGGAGTCGCATAATATGCCACACCATCATATTCAAGTGCGCCACCAATGGGAGTAGTTAGGTTTGTTCCAGTAAGGAATCGTATAGGTGCTGTAGCTGTAGTTCCAGCAAAAAGAGTAACCAAACCATTGACTGTAATTGATGGCGTAGTAAGAGTTGAGCTTAGAACAAGTCCACCAGCAGATGTTATACGAGCAAGAACAGCCGCACTAGAGTTTAGCCATTCTTGAAGGTTTCCGGTTTGTGAAGCTGCAGCTTTTATGACTAATGGAGTAGTTGTTGCAGATGGTGCAACAATACCAAATTGAGCAGCAACAGCAGCATTATTATTTACTACTGCTGTAGTTCCAAAATAGCCCTGACCAGTAGAAGTAACTCCTGCAAGGACTGCTGCTGAGCTTTTCCATTGCTGAAGATCTCCAGTTTGTGATGCAAGACCTTGAGCAATTACTGGAACACCAGTAGTTGCTGCCGGGGTAAAAGTCTGTGTTGCAGTCCAAGTATTAGCAACGCTTAGCGAGACACCGCCACCGGAGCCGTTGGCTGCAGCAGTAATACGACCTTTAGCATCTACTGTGATGTTTGCTGAAGTATAAGAACCAGCAGTAACTGTAGTAGCAGCAAGAGTTGGATTTGGGTAAGTTCCAGTTAGATCTCCACCAGCAGTTCCAGTCGGTGTGCGAGCATCACTTAGTCGGCTATCGGTAGTGATAACTGCAGTTCCAGTAACCTGCGATGGTCCAATAGCAAGAGTAGACTGCGCCTTATTCTTCCAAAGCCCAGTAGATGATTCGTATTGGAGCAGATCACCATTAGTCTTTGAAGTGATTAGAACATCGTGGAGTTCATCAATCTCAAAACCATTCTGAGCGCGAACAAAAATCTCACCATTAGTTGCAGATACGCGCGTAACTGCACCAATGTAAACCATGTGAATTGGCGCGACTGGCTTGTTAGCTAGGCCATAAAGCAAACCACCAGCAGTAGTTCCAGAAAGCCAAACAGGATCACCAATAGTTGCTGCAGAAGTATCAAGTCCAGCAAGTAGACCTTGTGTTACAACAGTGTCAATGGCATTATTCGCCATCGAGTTTGAGGTTAGGCCCAGAGTCTTGCTTGATGTTGCTTCAGCATCAGCTTTACCCAAGCTGATAAGCATGTTAGTTCCGTTAGCACCAGAAACATAAACAGCAGCACCCTTTGGGATAGTTGAGCCAGTGCTATTTTTTACAGTAGCTAAAAGGGTTTCACTGCTAGGCGCGTTCACCCAAGTAGTGTCATAGTCAGTTGCGGATGCTTTAGCGAGAAGCTGTCCAGTAGTTCCGCCAACAATTACTCCAGCACCTGTTGCACCAGTAGCACCAGTGGCTCCAGTTGGTCCAGCAGGACCAGTTGGACCAGCAGGTCCAGTTGCACCTGTAGCACCAGTTGATCCAGTAGCTCCAGTAGGTCCGGTAGGACCTTGAGGCAAAGTAAGGTTTAGGGTTTGAGCTGGCGCAGTGCCAGTAATGGTTGCTGCTGCTGAACCACCATTGACAACAGTGCCAATGCTCAGCGTATTAGCAGGTCCAGTAGTACCAGTAGCACCAGTTGCTCCGGCAGTTCCAGCAGGACCAGTTGGACCAGCAGGACCAGTTGCTCCAGCAGGACCAGTAGCACCAGTAGCTCCAGCAGTTCCGGCAGGACCAGCAGGTCCAGTTGCACCTGTAGCTCCAGTTGCACCCGTAGCACCAACAAGAGATGCTAACCACGCAGTCTGAGTGCCGACAAAGCCATTAGATACTGCTACCTGATAAGCCGATAGACCAGCAGTTCCTTGCGTAAAATAAGCAAGGCTAACCCAGTTAGTTGTTCCAGTTCCAACCTTTACTTTGAGAGTGTCAGTCTCGATGCCGAGCTCACCCTGCATGAGAATGGGGTTTGCTGCGGTCCAGTTAGCTGCAGTATCGCGCCTAAGCTGCAAGTGAATAGCCATTAGATTCCTCCGCAATCAATAGCGGTCATTCCGCCATAAACAGTGTTTGCTAGCCCACCATCCATGTTGATCCAACCATTGAGCAGATTATTGAAGTCCAGCTGTGGCGAATCTTTTCCATCATGGGTGTGATTGCCCGGAGATGCTTGGTATGGTTTCAGACCTAGAGTGTGATGCAAAGCAAGCGCACTCGAATCCTTATCAGAGTTGAGGTGAAAAGCATTCACTTCATCTAATGGGGGAATTGTAGGCATGTTAGCATTGTATCGCATACCAAAGGAGACGGCATGAGCAAAGCAAAGAGTATTGGCACGCGCGCTGAAACAGCAGTTCGCAATCACCTGCTAGGCGCTGGATACAGCGAACTAGACGCACACCGAAATGTTCTAAAAGGAACAGCAGATGAAGGCGATGTCTGGCTTCGTGAGCCCCTTCATGGTCTAATCGTATTTGAAGTAAAAGGTGGCAATGCCGCCAAGACAGCATCGCATAACCAGATGCTGAAGTGGTTTGAAGAAGCTGAAACGGAGAAGAAGAATGCCAACGCAAAATACGGATTCCTTGTCACCCAGCGAGCCGGAGTGGGATATCCCCGATCTGGGGAATGGTGGGCTTACGCCGACCTTTCTGATGTTATTTCCCTCACTACTCATACTGAGTGGCATCCTCGTGGCACTATCGTTCGCCTTCTTCTAAACGATCTAGTAAAGCTTTTCAAGCATGGCTAAAGAATCCTTTGACCTGAATGATGTTCTTCTCCAACTTGGTGAAGGACTAAACGATTCTGTTCATACACCAAACCTTTACAACTATGTTGCATCTTCTAAGCAGGAGTTGTTTCATAAGTTGCCGCAAAAAGAACGCTTATACATTGGCGGTAACAGATCCGGTAAATCACTGGGCTCAACCATTGAAGGCATCTGGTATGCGACTGGCACTCACCCTTACCGCCAGATGCCGGAAGGTCAGATTCGTGGTCGAGTAGTTGCAGTGGACTTCTTGAATGGTGTTGATAAGATTATTCTTCCGCTGTGGAAGCAGTGGCTACCCAAGAAGTATCTGATCAACGGATCATGGGAAGATTCCTATAGTCGCGAACGCCATGTGCTAACACTGGCAAATGGCAACTTTGTTGAGTTTATGTCGCAAGACCAAGACCTCGATAAGTTTGCAGGTTCATCGCGCCATTGGATTCACTTCGATGAGGAATGCCCAAAAACTATTTGGCAAGAATGTCTTGCGCGTTTGATCGACACCAATGGTGATTGGTGGATGAGCCAGACACCTGTGCAGGGTATGGAATGGATTTATGAAGATATATATCTTCCGGCAAAAGAAGGAACAAAGAACATTGGCATCGTTGAAGCGAGCATGGATGACAACCCATCGCTTTCCAAAGAGGCTATCGCGCGTTACATGGACTCGCTCTCGCCCGAAGAACAAGCTATCCGAAAGCTCGGACAATACATCCATCTTGGTGGTTCAGTCTTTCCAGAATTCAGCCCTACAACACACTGTATTCCTCGCGGAGAATTCAAACCCAATTCAAGCTGTCGAATTGTTAGAACAATGGATAGCGGATACACCAACCCAACAGTCTGGCTCTGGCTCGCAGTTGCTGAAGACGGCACTATTGTCGTGTTCAAAGAACACTACCAAGCAAAGTGGAATGTCGCTCAGCATTCAGAAGTAGTAAACAAAGTTACTAGACAGGTTCTTAGAGAATCTGGTGCTGAGCTTTATCTCACTACTGGAGACCCTGCAATCAAGCAGACTAAAGAGCACACTGGCACAAGCATTCTGCAGGAGTATCAGAGTCATGGCATCTACATTGCGGTGGATGCTATCCCTAGCGATAGGCGCATTGGTCTTGAGCGTATTCAGCAATACATGAAGACCAACCCTAAAACGGGTAAGCCAATGCTAATGATCACTGATGACTGCCCAAACCTTATTGCTGAGCTTCCAAAGCTGAAGTGGAAGAAGCACGCATCCCCCAAGGTTGCTGAGCAAAAGAATAAGCTTGAAGATATTCGTGACAAAGATAACCATTGTTACGATGCGCTGAAGTATGCGATGACATTTATGCCAAACCTTGCTCCGGCTGTATCATTAGAACAAGAAAACAGAGACGCATTCCACGAGAAGTTCACAGAAACTTTTGGCTCGGTATCACACCAGCTAGCTGACTATGACAATCAAGATGAATGGGGCTCGAACTGGAGAGGCGTTGCCTCAGTTAGAGAGTTAGAAGGATGAGACACTTCGGTTACTATCCAAACGGCGGACCATTCCCCGGAACCTGTGCCCTTTGTGGAATCAACAAGGAGCTTTGGGATACTGCAGTAGAGCACGCTCGCGGTGGATCATTTATGATCTGCACCGGATGCATTAGCGAGCTAGCTGAGAACATCAACTATGGTCCACGCGCACCATACGAAGAAACCATCGCTGAAAAGAACAGCGAGATCAACAAACTAACTGAGCTGCTTGATGCAGTTCCAACCTTTACCGAAGGATTTATCAATGGAGTTCGTAGTAATCTCACTGATTTTGTGCTCGCTGTTTCTAATAGCGGTGTTCGTAATGTCGAGAGCCCTGTTCAAGACTCTGGAAGAAGTAACGCAGCAGATAACGAAGGTGACAAGCCAGCAGATGTCGGCGCTAAAGCACCAGTCGAATCTTCTAGCGTCAAAGGATCCACTAGCGTTCCAGCAACTGACAGCAGTAAGCGAAACCCAGCCACTCGCAAGTAACTCAGACATCGGACCCTATTTGACTGGGGATGAGCTAGAATTGCTCCAACAGCGTGAACGCGAGCTTGACGCTGCTTGGCAGAGCTTTTCTAGTGATTCGGAAGAATAATGGCTGATTACACAACTCCACCTCAAGTCAATAGGCAAGAGGGTGAAATGGCTGATAGCAACATCATCAACCAGTTCAAGAAGCAACAGGATGCGAAGAAACTTGTTGCGTGGGTAAAGGCTGAATACGAGAAGTGCAAGATGGCTCGTAAGCCTGAAGAACAAGAGTGGTATATGCAACTCGCGTTCTACAACGGCTATCAGTATCACTCGTGGCGCACTCAAGGTCAGGGTCAGGTTCTATCTGAAGAAGCTAACCCTGCTAACTTGCCTCGCGTTACTGTAAACCGCATCGAGCCAATCATCCGCACTGAGATCGCTAAGACTACTTCTGGTAGACCAAGCGCAACTGTGCTCCCATCATCTAATGATGACGATGACCTAATGGCAGCTCAGGCAGCTGAGCAGATTTGGGAATCGCTCTATGACCGTCACAGTTTCAATGCTCGAATCTTGCAGTCAGCTGAGTTTTGGCGTGCAACCTGTGGAACTTCATTCATCAAAACTTACTGGGATCCAAGCATCAAGCAGGTTGAACCAGTATCAACCATGAATCCTTTCACTGGTCAGCAGTCAGTTTCTCAGAGAGTAACTGCAATGGGTGATGTTTCTTTCGAAGTAGTTTCGCCATTCCACCTATTCGTGCCAGACCTTGCTACTGAAAGCATTGAAGACCAGCCATACATCTTCAATGTCTACACCAAGAGTGAGCAGTGGGTTCGCAGCAACTTTGGTTCTGTCCTGCCAAAAGACTTTACCCCCGCCAAGGTTGCTTCATCCGAGATCATGAATGCTGCTTTGCTTGACCTAAAGGGTAACGACACTTCTAAGCCAGATAGCGTTCTAGTTATTGAGATGTGGGCTAAGCCAAACGGATGCCCAATGCTACCTAACGGTGGTCTAGTAACCATCGTTGATAACGAGATCGTTCAGCTTGCTGATAACGGCATCCCTTACATGCACAAGCAGTATCCATTCGCACACTTCTACAGCATCCCAACTGGCAAGTTCTACCGCCGAAGCGTTATTCGCTCACTGATCCCAATCCAGCGCGAATACAACCGCCTACGCTCGCAGATCATTCAGGCTAAGAACCTCATGGCTAAGCCTCAGATGTTCTACCAAGAAGGCGCTGTAGACCCACGCCGAATCACTGCGCGTGCAGGTGTCTACATCCCAGTTCGCCCCGGCTTCCCTAACCCAAGCGCAGTGCCTATTCAACCACTGCCAAGCTATGTGCTAAATGAAGTGCAGCAGTTGCAGGCAGACTTTGAAGACATCTCTGGTCAGCACCAAGTATCTCGTGGCGAATCTGGTGGCGTTACTGCTGCTACTGCAATCAACTACTTGCAGGAGCGCGATGATGCTTACCTAACTACCGTCTTTGCAGCAATTGAAGCAGGTGTTGAGAAGGTAGCAAACCAGTCGCTAAGCCTATTTGTCCAGTATGTAGACCAGCCACGCATCATCAAGACTGTCGGTAATGATGGCGCATTTGATGCAATGGTTGTTTCTGGCTCTGACATCGCATCTGGAACTGACATTCGCGTTGAGTCCGGCTCTGCCCTGCCTACTTCTAAGTCTGCTCGTCAGGCGCTAATCACTGACTGGATGAAGCTTGGCTTTATTCAGCCACAAGATGGTCTTGCAATCCTAGACATGGGAATGCTGAAGAAGTATTACAACCTGATCAAGCTAGATGAGAACCAAGCATCGCGTGAAAACCTGATGATGAAGAAGCTCACCCCAGATCAGATTCAGCAATTCCAGATGCAGTGGGAGCAGGGAGCTGCTCAAGGTCAGCTAGATAAGACCGTTCCGGGCGCAGTAGATGCCAATGGTCAGCCTATTGGTCTTGCGATTCCAGCAGTAATCTCTGTTCACGATTACGATAACCATGCGGTTCACATCGAAGTTCATAACCGATTCCGCAAATCACAGTCTTTTGATTCTCTACCTGACGAAGTAAAGGCAGAGTTCCAGAAGCATATCCAGATGCACCAAACTGCTCTACAGCAGAAGCAGGCAGCGGATATGGCAATGCAAGCACAGGCTCAAGGCGCACCTGCTCAGGGAGCCCAGCCACAAACCCCACAACAGTTAGGTAGCTAATGTCTGAACAAGAGACGCAGGCAATTCCAGACCAGCCAGATAATCTGGCATCTGAAGCAAGCGATTCACCCAAAACCCACCCAGCATGGGATAACCTGCTGAACGAAATTCCAGAAGCATGGCACTCAAAGGTTGCGCCATTCCTTCAGGAAGCTGACCGCAACTTCCAGACTCAGCTTGAGAAGTTCACCCCATTCAAGCAGTATGTGGATGAAGGTGTATCGGCTGATCTGATCTCCGGTGGCTTGAACATTGCGCGTGCAATTGAGTCAAACCCACAGGAAGTTTACGCATCGTTGCGTGAATACCTTGAGCAGAATGGCATGCTTGCCGATGAAGCTGCTGCAGTTGCTAGCGACATCATGGATGAAGCTGATGACTCCAGCGTATTCGGTGAAGTTCCAGATGCTTTGAAGCAGGAAATTGAGGAGCTAAAGCAGTTCCGCAGCGAGCAAGAGCAGCGAATCTACGATCAGGAGCTAGCAAAGGCTACTGAAGAAGCTACTGCTGAGCTTGACCGCGAGATGACTGATCTCAAGGCTGCTTACGAAATTAGTGAAGCGCATGAAATCGCTATCTACAACCTGATGAATGCTGCTATGGGCGCAGGTCAGGACATGACTATTGCTGAAGCAGCTCAACAGCTACAGCAGATGGTTGGCGGATTCACTCCTATTGGCGGAGCTCAGGCTCAGTCAGCCCCAATGGTTATCGGCAGTGCTGGTGGAGCTGGGATCGTATCCCCAGACCTAAGCGTGCCACGCGATGACAAGGGTAAGAAGGAGATGCTTGTTCGCATGTTTGAGCAGTATCAAAAATCTGGACAGTAAGTCTAATAAAAAAGCCCTGCATTTTCTAGAAAAGTGCAGGGCTTTTTACTTTTAGTGGTAGTATCAAGACAAGTCAGTGCTACAGCCATATTCGGTCAGGGGCATCGTGATGATGAATAGTATTTTTTTCTAATCACTTAGGAGAGTGAAACATGGCTGGTCAGGGAATTCTGACTTTCGCCTCGGATGCTCTAAAGCTTGTCTATGGTGACATTCACGAGCAGCTCCGAGACAAAACCCCAGCACTAGACTTTATCGAGTCCAGTGCCGCACACCTTACCCAGAACGGCAAGCAGGCTGTCTTTGACACCCACATTGGTCGTAATCAGGGTATTGGTGCTCGTGACGTTCGCGAGACCCTTCCATCTGCAGGCGCTCAGAAGTATAAGCAGGCAAGCCTATACCTCAAGAACCTTTATGGTGCTATCGAGGTTGATGGTCAGCTGTTTGAGCAGGCTGCAGACAACTACAACGCATTCATCAATGTTGTAGACAACGAAATCAAGGGTCTGAAGAAGGACCTTGCTCGTGACTTCAACCGCCAGATCTACGGAGATGGCACTGGAACTATTTCGACTGTTGTTGCTGGAACCCTTACCGGAACCACCATCACCTTCGATCAGGTAACTTGGGCAGATGTAGACATGACTGTCTCCTTCATCCGCGCTGGTTCCGTAGTTGGTTCGCAGGTTACTATCAGCTCGATCAACGAGACTGCTAAGACCATCACTTTCTCTGCATCGGTAACTGTGCAGGTTGGCGATATTCTGGTTCGTTCCTCGAACGGCACGACTTCCTACAACAAGGAAATCACTGGTCTTGGAAAGATCGTTGCTGCTAGCGGTTCGCTACATGGCATTGACCCTGCAAGCACTCCAGTATGGTCTTCCTATGTAA